CATTTTAGCATTACCTAGATTCGGGGTTTTCATTTTGTAACTCTAATAATCCTTGACGCATGCTTTGAAGATGCCCTAAAGTCTTAAAGACTTCCTGAGATTTCTCAGGATCATTTGCAAATTCAGGTAATCTATCTAACGTCTTTTTTATACTAGTTTCAATACATTTTCCCATGTGTTTAATGGTAGTATGTATTACATACTGAGAGCTAAATGGTTTTTGATAATCCATATTTATTATTGGGGGGATTTCTCCCCCCGTATGCTTCAATTAAGCGGCTGTGTATGCGCCATAAAAGGCAGATTGCACAGAGATAGTTAACGTTGCAGTATTAGCATCGGTAAGCTGCGGATTTACTAACAGAGCTTCCATCTTGCCAATCCAATAGAAATACGTATTTTCATTTGCAGGCGTGCCGGCAGTACCACCCTTTGCCGTACCGATACCTGCAACAGATGATGCATAACCAGCAGGCTCTGAGTTCAGAAGAGCAAATCTAAAGGCCTTCTGCTTACCATCACCAACCATTGCACCAAGAATGGTTCCAGCAGCCCAAGCTGAAGCAATAAAGTTCAGCGTAATCTCCATCGTGGGAGCATCAGATTGACCTTGAATTTGCTGCGAAGTCTTTTGACCATAAGTAGGAACGTTAACGATATTCGGAGGAGTACCCATCGCAGGAAACTCACGAACATTCTTAATACAAGTAAAAGTACCAGTTGCTGGAGTATCAGTTTCGGTAGCAAACAGCGCATCAAACTCTGCCTGAGTATCAATGCCTGATAAAGAAGTTGTATTGTTATGAACGGCTAGGTTCGAAAATAAGCCTGCACCAATTGAATTTAAATGTCCCATTTACAAAATCCCAAAGTAACTAAATTGAATTGAATACTGTGCACGGTACAATGTAGGATTATCAGGGTCTATGCCAAGTGTTGCTAAACTACTATTAAATAACTGAGTAGTTGCATTTAACTCTGTCTTTGGGGATTTTCCTACTAAGTACTCGTCTAGCTTATCTGCAATAAGTGAAACCTTATTAGGTCCTTGCCCTTTAGGAACGAAAATATCTATTAAAAGTATCCCAGAAACCGAGACACGATTAATACCTGCTCCATTTGGCAAAATATTAACCCTTATATATTCATCACCTGCAGTTAGGTAGTTTGCAGGAAATGTTTTAATATTATGACTTTTCCAAGAATTTGTGGCGAATATTGAAAACACGTCTTTTTCAAGATTGGCGTATTTACCCATTTCCAATCTCTCTATATATCTCAGCTAATATAGTAAAATTATTATTAGCTAAAATCGGACCAAATTTCCAAGTGACACCGCTAATGATCACACTATCATATATTGTTAGATCAGAAATGTTTCTTGATTGAATTAAAATTTCTTTTTTCAAGACATTTTTAATATCACTTTTCTTCTTGGTATCAATTACAACTGCTTTAATATTTTTAGTTGTAGACGCGGTTGCAGGAATTGTTGAATCTGAAAAATTAAATTCACCAACATCCTTTTCAACTAATTGAACATCTGTGGCCAAGTCTTTAACAAGCCTAAATGCAAGAGCTAAATTAGAGTCAATTAATTGAGTATAACCCATTAATTAGCCCTCCACCAGATGTTAGTACCACCTCTTTGTAACAACGGCTGGATTTTTTCTCGAATATATAAAGGAATCTTCGAGGGACGTTTGATATCCGTAAGTTGTATATTTCCTACAGAAATGTTCTTAACACTACCTACATCGTCTAATAAGCCATCATTGTTCAAGAAGTGATATGCAAGCTCAAATGTTGCTCTTATAATTTCATTAGGAACACTTGTTGTTAATGCTACGATGATCCCTCTCTTTGGATCAAAATATTCGCCAGTTCTTGGAAAAGCTAATGGTTGATTCTCACTTACAGCAACTCCTACCCATCTCAGATCATCTAATTGCATTGTTGCAGAAATTAAAGATTGTGACTTTTGAGAATCAGGTGCATCAGTCCAAGCTGCAACGTCAAGTCGATCTGAGAAATACGTATTAGCTTCTTCTACAGTAGCATATGAGTTTGTATTTTTAACGAGTGCCATAAGTGAGCCACCTTATGCGTGAAGGATTGGCAGGATACCTAAGCTTAATGCAGAGTTTGCCTTACGAATCCAAGTACCAGTGGTTGAGGCTAAAGTGCCTGAAACAACCGAAGTCAATGCAAGAGGAGTTCCGCCTTCAACTGCCTTCATGTAATCAGCATCTGAAGGGAATGCATCCACACTGCCTGCCCAAGTATAACCAGCAGGAGCCAGAATATAACCCCAACGATACCATACAGAAGTAGTACCGCCACCTTTGTAAGCAGCAGCTTTACGCTCGATTTCAACAGGCATCGGAACTAGTAAAGGTTCCATTGCAATTGCACCAGGCAGAACAATGAAAGAAACCTTAGCATTAACATTGGCAAGATCAACACCTGCGCCAGTATTTAACTTAGTCAATTCAGCTGAAGATAGACTTTGTGCAGCACGCGTTTGGATCAATCGAAACTTACCATTAAAAATGGTCTGAAAATCGATCGAGCCATCACGTACACGGTCTTGATCTACCAGATTGGCAGAACGTAACGAGGAGATGACTTCTGGAGAAGCAACCAGATATGCCCATTCTGGCTCATAATCCTTATACGCCTTACCAAAGGCTTGTAAGAAACCTTCAGCTCTAGCAGCGCCCTGGATAGTAGTAGTAGCATCAACAATAGCTTTTGCATTGCCAAGATCTACATAGAATCCATAACGCTTGCTGGTAGGATCATTATCAAAAGTTTGACCACCAAGACCGGCTGAACCGCTTGCTGCAGCAGTACCATTTAACAATTCAGAGATTGCAACACCCTTCAATACAGACAGAAGCGCGTTATGCTCATCTTGCGTACGATGCTCAGTAAAATCTCTAGCAATCTTCGCAAGACCATCTTGCTGAGTAACAACTTCTTGCATGTTGACCTTAGTACCACCGTATGTGCGAACGGTTTTAACATAGGTCAGGTAATCAGATGCATAGGTCGAACCAACACCATCGTCAGCAACCGTTAAGGATGCTACGTTGATGGTTGGATTCATTGGCTTAAACCAGCGCATTTGACCAATATAGGTCTCGGTATTTCTATCGATATTCGGATTCGAGCTGGTAATCCCGGTACCAACTAATTTCTTTGCATTGGTATATGCTTCATCCGCATATGCAGTCAGGGCTTCTTGTAAAACAAAATTATCTGCGCCTGCAGTATTAGTACGAACTGTCATTTAAATTCCTGTTTAAGTTTTACGGAGTTTTCCTTCCGCAGCTCTTTTTAAGACTTCAGCTTGGGATAAGTCGAACAGTGACTTCGTAGATGGGTCACTATTATCACCAGACTTTCCTTTAGTAGAACCACCACCTGAATTTCCTTTAACTACAAACAAGAAGGAATTCGAATCATCCTCAGCAAAGCTTTTAACAAAGTCTTCAATGGACACACCTGTTTTATGTACCCATTTGCCTGTCTCATCTTTTACAAGATCTCCAGAGATTTCTTTAAAAGCTAATTCCTTAGCTTTTGTAGTTCTAAATGGGAGATCAGATAAGACATCTCGAAGAGCTGTATCGCGCGTTAACTTGGTAACATTTTCTTCGAGTACTTTGTTTTTCTCACGTAATTCATTTAACTCTGCTTCATATGCTTCTTTAATTTTTCCTTCAGCCTTAAGTTTAGCTCTCTCGCGTTCACGCTCCAACGCCTCAAGTTCTTCCAAACGTTTAGCCTTCGCATCACGTTCTTCATAAACTTTATCTAATTTCTTCTTAATATCTTTTAAGCGTTCTTCGACAAGAGCTTCTACATCAGGCGCATCCTTCTTAGTTGCTTTATTATCATCGGGATCCTTATTATCTTTATCCTGAACATCAGGATCTTTATCTTCAAGATTAGGATCTACATCATTTTTGTCAGTCATTTTAAATCCTTAGAGTACAACTCTTAATATTATAGAATACAATTCTATAACAGGGGAACTACCGGGTTAATTTAACGGGAGTTTTAATTCACACCGTACCACCCAAAATCCTCGAAAAAACTATCTGGAATTTCTTTTAAAACATCTTCACGCATCAGTATATCAGATTCTTTTAAAAGTCTTCCATTAATACGTGATTTACCAACGACTGGTATTAAACCTCTTTCGATAGCTTCTTCTAGATACTTGTCATAAATTTCTTTAGGTAGACCTCTTGCTAACATTTCATCAAGTGTAGCTTTAATAACATTTTTCTCTAAAACTTTAGCATAAATTTCACGTAAAGCTTTACGTGCCTTAAGCATGTCTGCTGCATTTGTAAAGAAAGCATCATGAACTGTAGCTGTAGGAACTTTATTCTCTAGTCCCCATAAATGAAACTTCTTTACAATAACAGCATCGTTTGAGTGATTGCCATTAACAGCAAATGCTGTTCTAGCTTTAGTAATATCTGCAATATCGTTTATTTTACCTGATTTATTTATAAGTTGATCTTTCCAATCTGCTTCTGTTCTTTGAGGAACACTGATAATATTTTTTACCCAATTTCCTAATTTATCTTTATAATTTAATCTTTCTTCAAAAGTTTGCGTAAAGTTTTGTTCTACAATCTTACCATCAAAATTTACCCAAGGGATGTTTGTCCAACTTTTAGGTAATTTATTTGCGGTAAATAACTCGATACCTTCAATTACATTAACTTCTTTTAATAGTGCTGCTTTTTTCAAATCAATAGTAGGTACAATTATACTAGTCTTAAAATATTTTGCACCAGTTCGCCTTGTCTCTGGAGTATTTATCCCATAAATCATTTCATGCAGAGTACCGTTAGGATTCCAAAACGGAAGTCTTTTTAATATTTTTTCACTTACAGGTTCACCTGCTTTTAAGCCAAACAAGCGACTAACCCAATCAGGAAGAACGTATCCTTTCTCCTTAGAGCCTCTTAATGTAATTTTTGCAATTGATTTCCAGTCAAAATCTGCATTTGCTGGTTTAGCATTTAATAAGTAATCCTCTGCCAATCTTCCTAAATAACGAGTAAAATCTTTTAAAATTGGAACTTGCTCACCAAGATGTTCGCTCATTATTGCAGCAATATTTTTAAAGTCATCTGGTGTAACTACTTTTTCATAGTGTAAAGACATCTTCTCTAGAAGATCTTGTGTTTTTGAGTCTAGAAAAAATAATTGATCCATTATTTCTTGGCCCGGCTGTGAGCCCTTATTAAAAATATCTTTAACATTTTGACGCAGTAAAGAAAGTTCTTCGTATAACACTGGGTCTATCTTTTCATAACGTGCCATACGAGCAGAAATCTCATTAAGAATAATGTCACGATCCGCGGTCTTTACGACTAATGTGCCATCTTCCTTTTCTAAAACCTTAGCAAGCTTACCCTCAACATTCAATGTTCCAGTGCGTTCTCCAGCACCATAGAAGGTAACCATATTTTGTGCCTTAGCTGCTTTTCTAAGATCCTTTTCAGTAAGTCCTAAACGTTCATTTAATTTTCTAAAACGAGGATCATTGTACGTAGCTGCTGCAATTTCGTCATAAAGGCGCTTCTTATAAGTAGTAGGTACAACATTGCTTAATTCAGCTAATTGTTTATTACGTGTAGTTAATGCAATAATCTGCGCACCTGAGGATGAAGCATCTTGTTCAAGTGCTAATGCTGTTTTATATTCAAATAATTTCTCTAAAGATTTCTTTGTATAATTCCCTCCTAAGTAATTATCAAACTTAGCTGTTTCCAAAGCCAAACGAAGAAACTTAGTGAGTTCTTCGCCATCAATTCTACCAAATATATCGGACTCCAAAACAGCTCGTAAATCATTAGGCTTACCTCTTAACAAATGATTTCCAATCTTAATAAGCTCAGGTCTCCATTTTTCTGCAATCTTTTGCCTTCCTGAGAATGTAAGGGAATTAAAACGACCTTCAAAATAATCGCTCAGTCCGCCGAGAAAAGAGCCTACTTGATCTTGAAAATTATAGAAATCTTGTGGTGAGAAATTCTTTTCAAAGGATGTATTTAAAAATGGTCTGAATGTTTCGCCGGCTTGTGGACCGATGAGGCCTCTTTCATAAATTCTCGCACGATGATCAATAAAAGGATGATTGCTAAAAGATTGGCTAGTAGATCTAAACCAAGACATTGCTTTAAATCTTTCATAGCTATCTCCACGAGAGGCTAAATATTTTCTCAAGGTATTAAGATCATTATAATATTTAGCCTTTCCTTTATCATCCTCAAAATATAATAATTTATTAATGGCATCATAGAAATCATTATCTATTCTATATTCAGCCTTAGCTGCCCAATTTAGTGCATTGACAAATTCTTTATCAATAAATTCAGATGGAAAGTCCCCAAAAGAACTTGTAGAGGTAATTGGAATACGTGTGTCCTCTAATCCAAGAATCCCTCTATCAATCCAATATGTCTTATATCCCTCACGAACTATTAAACGATTCTTTGGATTTGTAACACCAATTCGTAAACCAAATTCTACTTTACGAGTTAATTCAGCATATTTAAGAATTTTTGGATCTGTTATAGTTATATAATAAGAAAGAGTATCATAATATGGACCGAAGTATTTACCGCTCATTCTACTTTTCATTCTTCTCTTTTGAACCCCATATGTATCCAATTTATAAAATTTCTTTGCATTAGGTGATTCTAAAATTTTAAGGCCCAAATTATACCATTTATTTCTGGAGCCGTTTAAATTTGCAAGATTATATAAATCTCTACCAAGAGTAACTGCGAAGGTGTCTCTATCAGGAAAATCAGCAAGACTTAATCTATGTGCAAATCTAAGATAAAATTGCTGCATATCTCGTTCTGATATACGCTCCCAGATAATCGGGTTATATGTCAAAATTTCTCTGTCAAAAACTTGTTTTAATTGCTTTGCAATCTTAGGAGCAACTCTATCTTCCCAATCATTTCTTGCAATTATATTATCAATAAAACTATCAGATAATTCTTGAAGAGTAGTAGGACCAAGCACAGGATCAATATAAGCAGGTATTTGTAACTTTTTAAGAACATCGGCATCTTTCCTAAGTTGTGTCTCAACTGCATCTGAGACATTCATTACGTCAAATTTTATTTGATTATTAAGAACCGCCTTAAAGTTCTGCCATGATTCTGGATTACGGCGATATCGTGTAAAAATAATTCTAAGATTATCCGCAACAACAGCTCTTTCATTTATACTCATATAGTCTTCTAAACCCTTCAGTGTCTTTAGAATAAATTCTTTATCAGCGGCTTTTAATAAAGGTTCTTCATTAATTAAACGAATATTATTATTGTATACATTTGGCTTAGGTTGATATATCCTAATATCATCGTATCTTCTAGTGAAAGGATTAAACACTAGTTGTTCTTCTTTAGGTGGTGAAGTCAATACACGTTGTTTAGTCGCTTTCTTCGTATGTAACAACATACCTCTATAATTTGTTAAAGATAGAGTACCATTTAAATCACCAGCTTGAAGTTTATAATACTCTATAAGATTCTTCGCCAAGTCATCATTATCAAATAAATCTTCAGGTCTAGATACCCCTAATGGTAAAGCATCTAATTTTTCTTTCGCTATTGCAAATCGCCTAGTGTCTCCTGGGAGAACATAGCCATTATCAGTTAATGCTCGTAATTCTTTAATTCCAATAGAATTACCCTCTGGATTAGTAAATTGTTTAAGCTCTAATTGTCCATTTCTAAATAATTCTACTTTCTCATGCTCTCCAAGATGTCTTAATTGAACCTCTTTAGGCTGTCTCATCAACCATGTCTGATAAGACTCACGCATAGGCGTTTGACCATCATAAAACGCCTTTTGCTTAGGACTTAATTTTCGTAGATTTGTCTTTCGTATCTGAGCAACACCTTCTAATTTGACAAGATCTTCCCAAGAATTAAATACAGGAATTGTAGTAGAACGGCAATAATAGTGAGCAGGTGGCAAATGCTCAGTATCATTCACAGGATAAATTGTACCATCTCTATGTGCACAGAGAGGAGTTGTCCTTGAGTCTAATACTGCAACATACTGCCAACCTGCTAACACTTTTTCATTCGCCATATATACTTCATGATCAGCTTGAGCTGTCACGCTTGTTACTGCAGTTACAACTAAAGCTTTAGATTGTTGCATAGTAATCTTATGGATATTACCTTTTCTTACAGACAATGCAATTTCATTTAAAGTCTTTTTCTCTGCAATACCTTTTCGAATAAGCCCTTCTATTCGTTTCTTTTCTGCAGTACTAACGCCATACCAGCCTGCTTCTAATGTCTTATTCTGATGTAAGGGCTTCTTAAGTACAATCTCTTCAGCAATTCTTTTAGCAGGACGTTCTGCATTCCAAATACGTCCCATTGTTGCTTCAAGATTCTGATAAGTATAAGAGACTTGATCTAAGGCTAAATCAATTAAAGAGCGCTTTGTAGTATTGTAAACTTCTTTAAACGTCTTACGCAGTTCTTGATCGACTGCTTCACGAAATCTTTCAAAACCTTTTCCTGAAAGCTGTGCTTCCTGGATAAGTTTATCTAGTCTGACTTTATGACCGTCAAGCACTAATTCAACTTTTCCACTGACACGTCTTTCATAGAGCCTAATCATTGCAGCTCTATCTATTGTCTTATCATAAATTTGTGTATTAGCGTTAACGGGCATTATGTTAATCCTCTAACTTTCCTTTTGAATAATCTTGATCTTTTTCACCAAAAGGATTTAATAAGTCCAAATCCTCAGTTATTTCCTTCTTACCCTCTTCATCATCATAATCTGGAGGTATCATATCATTTTGTTTTAGAATCTGTAACCAAACTGATCTGGGAATTTTACCAGTCTCATACCACTCAGTCGCAAGTCTCAGCCAGCCCTCACCAACAGGCATTGGATTAAAATCAGCAGATAATGAGAATTTAATATCAGAAACCTTAAGATCAGTACCATATCTCCAATTAATCATAAATGCGATTATTTGGCTAAAAGTATTACTTGTCTTATTGTTTAAAGAACCCATCTGAGCAGTCTGAGATGCATTACGAATCTCTAAGGCAACACCAGATTGATCTGTTTCAGGTGTTAACATTCTAACACCCATCTTTGCCATTTCCTCAATATTAGCGGCAATGGCGATTTCCATATCTTTAAGAGCAGCTGTGGGTGTTTCTAAAGCTTCAATTTTATCATCACGGCCTAGTTTGATCCATGTTCCAAGACCACCATTAACAATCTCATTAAACTCTTCTTCACTAATATCCGCCATCACAACTGGTGTATAAGTAGAAGCACCATATAATAAATGATTCCTACGACTCATCTTGTTGTATATTGCGATTTCTTTATCGATAAGCGGCATTAGAATTGGCTCTTCTATATCAAAAGAACCATTTAATGGCCAAGCAGGAATAAAAGTCAAAGGTGCACCATTAAAGATCGGCATGATTATTTTAGGGTCTTGAATAAAACCTGTGCTGTCTGTTTTGTTAGGAACATTTTGCTTAGTCAGGTCTTCAAGAACTTTCTTTTTATATTTAACAATAATATACTTACCTTCCACAATCTGATGGACTGTAACAGTATCTATTAGTGTAGGGTGAAATTCATTTTCAAGAAATTCCTCCTCATATTCTCTAATAATAACTCGATTTAATTGTTGCTTACCATTTACTATAGAAACCTTCCAATTAATTACTTTCTCAGCTTCCCAGATAATAGGATAAGGTTTTAATGCAAGTTTTTCTTCTTTTGTTAAATCATCTGGATTCTCTACATAAGGATAATCAACAAATAACCAAGTCCTATTTGTTGCAAGTTCTTCTATTAAGGCTCTTTCAAGAAATGTTGTAAGAGGACTATCATCTTGGCCAAACTCATTCATTATCCAATTTTCTACATCTTCTGGCAAATTCTCAGGAAGCTCTAATACAGGTTTCTTTCTGAGTAAGCCACCAATTAACATTTTAGAAAACTGAGAGGTAATCCCCGGAAATTCTGCCTCAGCTTTATAGAAGCTATACTGAGCATAATCCATTGAAGGTGAAAAAGGAATAAGAAGATTTGTCATAGAAATAGCTGGAGCATTATCGTAAGCTTTGACAAAGCGTTCGCCACCAAGTACAGCCCTGGTCTTTTTCCAAAGATCTACATATAGATTGTATTCATTATTAGGAGTAGCAACGGTCTTAACGATAGGCGTGGCTTGTATTGGGGCTGTCATTTTATCCCCTCAATTTCTTATTAAAACCTTCAATAGAACCTTCGTAAACTTCACCAGTATTATTTGCTACTGCAGTGATGTTATCACCATCTGCAGGCATTATACGCCAATTAGAGGGATTTCTTTCTTTAAACAATTCTACTTTAACAGCAGTGTCTTCAACTTTTACATTATCGGTAATAGACACTTTCAGTTGATTTCCTGACATCGGTTATCCTAATTAAATCACGATAAGTTGTTTTTGGGTATTTTTTAGCATAGGCTTTTGTTACAAATCTACCTGTTTTAGCACTACGGTAACAATACCTTATTCTCATTACTCAATCCCCATATGCTCTCTAGGAGGATCTACTGGAGGAAGCCAGCCATCAGTCCAACCTTTCCAGGGATCATCTCCTTCTTCCATTACATATTGGCCACCATTATGAGCAATAGCCAAACGAACATTTGAAGGAGGCAATATACTACCACGGTTAAAAGCCATAGGATTGACTGCGGGAACTCGACCTTGCGCCAAGAGCTCATTATATTTAGTCATATCAGAATTACCCGCCTGAATATCGGTAATTAGCTGTTTAAACTCATGCGGGGTGTAATCATACTCAGTGTCATGAAATTTCCACATATTAGTCCTTTTTCCAGTGATCTTTCATTTCTTTGTAATGAGGACGAATATTCTCGTCATTATATTCAATTGCCTCGCCCTTTAATCTTTTTACTAGTGGACGTATTACCTTATCATTAAATACACGAACCTTTCTTGCAAAAGTTGAAAGTAAACCCATATTTACACCTTCAGTTAAGGTTGTGTTCTTGCTTGATAATGTGCTAGAATTCTATCCAAGGGTAAATAATAATCATAATATGCAAATTCTGCAAAGTCCATATGAATATGAGATATATTTACACCTCCATCGTACTCTACAATTGCCGAGCCTATTTTAAGTCTATTTTCAGCATAATTTCTCAAAGCATTTCGAAGATCTCCTGATGCATTTACGGAGACAACTTCGGAGGCATCTATAAATACCTTTATTGGTTCCCCTGAACCACCGAAACATACTACTAAATGATACCATTGATCATAGTTCATTATATTATTAGCAGTATTTATTAATTGATCTCCACTATAATCAGTTTGATTATAATCAAGTGCAACTTGAATCCTTTTGTTAGTATTATCCCAAGCTACCTCTAAGGGAAAATCTGTAGTGGCAGCTGCATAAAACTTTTTTCGAGCAAATATCATACCAGATCTTGCAACAGCAGTAGGAATTCTCATAAATAGTTCGATAGACCATCTTTTGGATAAGTAAGGATCTGCTGTTATAAGCCCAGGTGCACCACTACCATTTGTTATTGAAAAGTAACCACCAGAAGGGATAGGACCCCCTGTAGAATTTCTTGTTACTGTGCTTCCTGTGATAGTACCGGCACCACCATTAAAGCCTAGATTAGGCTCTGTAGAACTTGTTGTATTGCAACGATGGTATACTGCAGGCCTGTCTGCAAGGATAGTGTTAACATATCCAAAAACAGGGATCGGAATAACTACTTCTGATAGCTTTTTAGAAGGCATTTAGACCACCTTAAAAATTGAGGCAGATAAATAGCATTGATTAGCATCTTCAGCAGGTATTGTGTAATTACTGCCACTATGTGATAACCTAAATTCTACATAATCAGATTTAGCAAAATACCATCCAGCAACAAGAGGTTGAGAGGGCCATACCATAGCAGGAAGATAAACCTCTGATAAAGTTTTTGTACCATTTAATCGAATTCTGGCTGCATAAGATATACTGTTGTTATTTCCGCTAGATATTTGTGCAGTTATTACATAAAATCCTGCTTCAGGAATCGTAAGCTTTGTATCGGCGGCGCTTGTGAAAAAGCCTCCATTATCAAAGATTTCAGTATCCCAGGGTATAGAAAAACCAGCAGCAGTAGTTCCTAATGCGGCTGCTCTTTTTACAACACAACCTAATTTAGTTGCTTGAGTCAACCCAATAGCTGGCATTATCCTAACCTCCAGCCCGCACTTGTTGCAACAAATTTAAGTGGAAGCTCAGTAGTATCTAAAACAAGTGGATTTATTGCAGAGTTTCCAAGCAAATCTAAATCATTACGAAGAATCTCATTGTCTATTCTACCATTACAAACAGTCACTCCAAAAGAATCATATAATAGTTTACTTATATCAAACATTGGATAGGGTTTATTTGTAAAAGCCTCAGTATATTTACCATACCCTTTATAAACACGAATATCTGTCATATATCCGTTAAAGAATTGAAGCCATTCATAGGGTGAGACAGCATTTTGAAGAGCACCTATTGCAAAAACATGTGTTGAACCAGAAATATCAGTAGAGTCTGTATGCGTATCTAACAAAGCGCCATTTACAAAAGTTTTCAAAGAAGTGCCCACTCTAGATACTGCAATATGATACCAAGTATTAATTGAAGCAGTCCATGTAACGTCTCTTATATAACCATTACCATTACCTAATCTTATTCGATTACCGCCATCTGTTCTATATTGTAAAGCCCAACCATTAGACGCGCCATTATAATTTCCGAGAAATGTATATGCATTACTAGAGGGAACAGCAGTAAAATACACCCATAACTCTATAGTGAAATCATCCGTACCAAAATCCCATGCATCTGAGTCTGGAGTATAGTAGTATGCATTTCCGGGAAAATATAAAGAAACACCACCCCATTTGGAAATAGTGTTAGAATATTTTACATCACCTATAGGAAGCCATGGATTTTTTATTCTATCCGATAATGCAGTAGAGTTATTTGGCATATCATAACAAGGAATGTCTAATACAATTTTATCTAAAGCTGTCGGGGATTCAACTGCGGCGGATAATGGTGGGAGCTCTGTTGGAGGCGTGAAGTCTGCAGTATAGCGTGCAAGACCTTTAGTTATACGTATGTCTTTTAACATTCCAGGTAAATCATAAGTAGTATATGTGCTGTTTATTCTACCAATCCATAACACTGATTGACCAGAAACCACATTTTCACTATTTGTAATTTCATGCTCTTTGACACCATTTATAAAAAGTCTTGCAGTAGAACCTTGTCTAGTAACTGCACAATGATACCATGTCCCTGAAGAGGGTATAGTAGTAGATTGGAGATCAACACCATCACCTAAAAAGTTAAAATAAATTTTAGTACTGGGTGATAAACCAAATGACCATCCAGAGGATGCTCCGTGATAGCAACCAAAAATAGTTCTGTCAGTCATATCTGAGCCATCCCACCTTATCCAGAACTCTACAGTAAAATCTCCAGTACCAAATAAAAGATCAGCCGTAAGAGGTACAGTTAAGAAATCACCAGTTCCATCTAAGACCAATGAAGTACTACCGGCAAATTTAGTATTTGTAAGAGTGAGTTTAGCATTACCATTTACGGAGACTAATTTACCTGTGTCATCTAAAATAGTGGTGCCATTATCTGCGCCTTTAAAACGCAGTAATAGGCTAACTTTATCAGCATTTATGTCTGGAATGATCTCTTGAACAAAAGGTGCCATTATTTGCACCTTGTCAGGATTTGTTAAAAAATAATGCTTACCCATTTCAGCTTGAACATATGGTACTGCTGAAATTATAGAAGGAACATTCTTCCTATAAATACCATCTTTAAGATTTCTAAAGTTACTATCAAGCTCATCACTAGTTAATGGAGAACCTTTAGTTGCTCTTAATGTTATTGCAGTCATAAGGGCTCCTTATGCTGCTTTGATATTCCACAGAATACCTAAAGAATCTTCTGCGCCTTTATTCACTACTGCAAAAACTGTTCTTGCAAGCATATCACCAGCTGCGCCTGCATTAAACAAACCTAATTCAGTTAATGCACCTGTTGCAACCCCTGCACCAAAAGTAGCAGCATATTGAACGGTATCATTTGCTACATCACCAGTAGTTTGAGTAGCGCTGGTTAATGCCACACGCCCTACTTCAGTACCTAAAGTAGTATTACCGGCTGCTGCTGCAGTTGCGCCTGTTCCTGCAGCCATATGTGACATAACGGCCGCTGCTGCTCCAATCATTCTAGATGTAATAAAGCCTTTTCCGACTGTTACAACTAGATTTCTAATTAAACGATGCTCTTTTAACAGGCCTTTCTTATCTTTTAAAAACAATTCAACTGTACCCGTAAAGGCTACAGCATCATTTGCATTCATTCAAATACCTCAAAATGTTGTAGTACCGTCTGAAATATAACCTATCTCAACGTATCCATTCTCTAAATAGGATTGTAGATAGATAGTACCCGATTCTGAGAAACTAAATGTCTCATTAAATGTTTGTTCACCACCTGGTGGCTCTTCAAGATCAGCAAAAATTTCATCAGTAAAGTTTACAATATCAGTAAATACTTTTGATAATGTTAGCGCTGGTGTATCAGTAAAGGTTACAATATCATTTCGAGAAGTAGATATAGATAATTTTAACAGTTCATTGAAAGTAATTACATCAATAATATTTTTATTAAAACTGAATGTAAATGATTCAGTAAAAGTTACTATCTCATTAAAATCTCTAAAATACTCTTTAAATAACCACATTGCAACAATTTCATCTGTAACAGTAAATGTAGTATTGAAAGGTGGTTTAATAAGTACAACATCCACTGTATCTTCAAATGTTACAATATCAGCCAGTGGCTTACTTATAGATAGATATTTAATATCAGTAATTGTTACATTATCCGTAAATGTTTTGTTTAGACTCTTTAGTACTTCGTCTCTAACAAAGAAAAATTCTGATACCACCTTAGATAACGTAAATTGTAACTTATCTTCAAAATATATAACATCGATTGGATTAAATAAAGCATTAATATCTACTCTACTAAATACTCCTGGAATATCAATATTAACATCGTTATATGTGGGTGCTGCAATTACTTTATGCTGTTTATTAATTACAATATTCGGAACAGAAGGATTAACAGTAATATTCTTTTGCGATACACCCACATCCAGAGTCTTTATATTAACCCTTAAGTCCTTCATAATTACACCACATCAGTAGGACTGTATAAAATCTGTACAAGACCTCGAATTGGTTTCCAGGTATTAACAAATACTGGATTAGAAGGCTCAGTTACACGTAGCTCGAAGAATCCGTACACTGGATAATTAATAGCTGGTCCAGGTGACCATGAAGCACCTAATGTAGATGGGAATTGTATATATAACTTATTGGCAGGATGATCTTCCCATAATGGATCTACATCAGGTGTAGTGGCGCTTACACGTGCCGTACCTGAGGCGAGTTTGTAATATAAACCAGAATAATATACAAGATCTTCTCTATTATAAGCAGTAGCAGGATTCCATGTATCACGCCATACAGGAGTTCTTACAGTAAGAGTAGTAGTAATACCACCTACTTTAACTGTAGTAGGCACTTCTATGGAATCTACAATATTTGAAGCTTCTAAAACAACTGCTTCAAATTGAAAACCTGAAATACATACATTCTCAATGAAGTTTAATGTAACAGGGTATTCTAATTGTTCACCCTTGATAATAGACCAAAGAACTGCACCAGAATCTGTAATCAGGTCATCCTTAACCTCAGTTAGTTTTGAACGCGCCATTTCATACCTTATGAAATTGTATTATATGGGTATACTGCTGCCTTTCCCGAATTTATAAGACTACCGGAATAACATAAAATAGAAAGACCAGTTAAGTCATCTGCAATAATTTCTCCATTCATCTCCTCAATATACATCCCTGGAGACTCTGTGTAACCTTGAATTGGAGTTCCAGCAGAAACTGAATAGGATCTTCCAAAGACTTGATAACCTGCAAGCACAGGATGATAAATGAAATTAAAAATGCAATAAAAATTCGCAAGAGGCTTTCTTAAGTATTGATCATATGCCATATAGATAAAATCTTCAACTTGTAAGGCTGAAGTATTTACTGGCATTATTAAAGGTAAATCACCATCAAAAGATTGATACCTATGTTTTCCTGAGATTATGCCCGAATTATTTCTACCTTTTAAAATAGGACTTGCCCCATAATCCGTTGCAGTGCTATCCCAAACAAAATTTTCAATAACTAATTTAAAAGATGTTTGTAGAGGAATACTGCCTAAAACAACTTCACTAGTTGGTGTACTGACAGTGACAGAGGAATACGGTGTAGCACCACTCCCAGATGGACCTTGTGGTCCAGTAGGACCTTGTGGTCCAGTTGCACCGCCACTAGATACTACAGCAGGCCCGGCCTTAATACCAGTAATACTACCATCAGTGTCATAATCTACTAAGAGAACATCAGAGGCGGGGAGTTCTACATTGAAAATTGCATTAAAATCTACAAGAGTACCTGAGAAATTATGCCCAGTCTTATTATTAAAAGCTGTTACTATTCTAGCACTATCAGGATCCTCTGGATCTGATAATTCATTTGAAATAATTTTCCAATTCGATGGATTTAGATATTGTTGTAACTGTGTTAAATTCACAATTAATCTCCTGGATAGAACCACGCCCGTTATTTTGATAGTGATCGAAAAGAACTTCACTACCATTTATTCCGGGACTGTTAATGAGGGCAGTCCAATTAAAAGGACTTAAGTAATCACGGACTTTAGACAGTTTCATGTCAGTCCAGTATCAAATGGATCCTGCCAGATACAAATCTATCTTCATCAGATACATACTCTGTAAATGTTTCAGGAGGATCTTCAACCATATGAAAGATACTAATACGCATTTTAGTTATTTTTGATGCAAGAATTAGGCCTACTAAGAACTCATTTTGATAACCTGATGCGTCTTTATAAAGAGTATTCCAGTTTGCAATAAAGGCCGTATCATCAAATTTATGTATTTCTAAATTACATATAAATGGCACAGAGGTGCTATTCGCTAAAGTTTCATAATTAAGCTTTAAATTTGCAGTATTACCAGGAGGGGATAGACCATTTCCAATATTAGTCATCTTATAACTTGTAGCAGAGGTAATCCACGAGGTGCCATCAAATACTTCCAATCCAACAGCCTTACTTAAATATGCAGAATCATTGCTTAAATTTAAATTCATTAGGATTTTAAAATCATCTGCATCAGCGTCAAATACGAAAGGATTAGCAGAGTTTACTATAAATGTATTTTCATAGCGTCTTGGCCGAACTATCTTTTTAATTTTTGTATTGAATTCAGCTAAAGTCCCACTAAAGAACTCACCGGTGGCATTATTTCGTGCTGTTACCATTGCAATTTCTTCAACCATTGCATTACTTAATACTGCCCAGTTACTGGGTGAGTACGGATTTTTAGTCATTATGATTCCTTACTACGTTCACTTTACGGTGTCCTTCTATTAAATATTAGATTTTCATAAAGTTGATCTAATTTTTTAAGAATATTAGCGTGCCCCTCAAGATCTTGTGTCATAAAACGCTCCATAACATCTCTCAAATGATTATTCTGCTCTTGAAGCAATTTTTCAAAATATACTGATTGATCTCTGATTACGCGTTCCATTTCCGCTCTTTTAATATAATCTCCCACCACTAATTTTTCTAAATCAGATATACTTTTTGTTAATGATATGTCATCGTGCTGCAATTTCCTTAGCATTTCCCACATTTCTTTCATGAGGAATGTACCTAATCCACCAGCAGCTAGCATAAGTATATTAAAAATAATTTGAAGTTCAGGACTCACTACGACTCCTCTAAAAAGCAAATCCACGTTTGGTTATTAGTTGTCTATTTCTTACAGGGAATAGGTATTCAACACCATACCTAACTCCATCAGAAAAATGCTCCACACCTTCATCTTTATCTATAGTAGCAGTATCAGGATTCTTGTCAACCCATTTAGTACGTTCTAAGGATGCTGTAAGACCTACACAACGAGGATGTATATACATATCTATATCACCAGCGGCTGTAAGTAATTTCCTATTAACAGCATTAACACTATCCACAATAGGCGGTGCTTTATCTCTGGCATGAATTTGAATACCATGCGCTTGTAATATAGAAAAGTCAGTCACACCTACTGGTGCACTAGTCTTTCTTGCCTTACCTGAGGGATCAGGATAAGCGTGTACTTTATATTTTTCTTTAGGGAATTTTTCACGTATTGCTTTCGCTAATGTTTCAGTATCAGGATGTCCTTTGAATTCATCTAAAAAGTGCATTTGGTTACCACGTAAAGCAAAGAAAGAACTACACTGCAAGCCAACGTTAAAGTCAATGCATACATGCACATCTTCACCTTTCTGTCCATTAGTTGCCTCCTGGAAGTAAGGTAAATCTTTTTTAAGATGCAATTTCCTATCAAAGCAGTAGAATACATTCATTCCTGAGTCTTTAAATGAAGCTAAATACTCAGAAGCAAATTTGATAGGATCAATTGTATGTTTTACTTTTTCGATTTCATCTGGATCTAGAAAAGGTGATTGCGTATAATCGTAATGATATGATTTCCATTCCGGATCAAGCTCTTGGTAGTTATATACATCATAAAAGAAATTATAACCAGAGGGTGTACTGATAAGTAATGCTCTACCAGGTGATGCTGCACCCCATCTGGCTGCACTTTGCGGAGACCATCTGGTAGTAAGGGTTGGCTGTATAATAGCTTGCCATGCATCTTTAGGATGAATCTTTTTGTACCAAGAAGATAATTCGTCACCTACTACAAAATATGCACCCTTACCACGCATTCTTTCGATGGCTTCATAAGATACTAATCTCAATTCTACATTTTTAGAGAACAGAAATCGACCATGTTCTCTAGAGCTTCTTAAAGCATAACGTTCAAGCCCCAACTCATAATTAAGTAAAGGATAATAAATATCAGTTACTTGATCATAAGTCGGGGCTATGATATATACATTTTTATTAGGCACCTCGTAAGGTAGCTCTAATAATTCAAATACTGCCGTAGTAGCTGCGACTGCTGCTAAATAGGATTTACCCCATCCACGAGAACAACAGACTACTGAATATCTACAATTTCGATCTATAAAAAGATCTTTAAATACAGTAGATTGACCTGCATGTAATTTTATAGACATATTATACCACTACAGCGGGCTCCCGTATTAATAACCCTTGAAGGTCTGTTGCGATGTCTTTAGGATGACGCTTTACTCCACTCCAAGGGTTATATAACCAAGCTACTTCACCATGAAAACGTCTGTAGTGTTCAGCGCTTGATGGAAAAGGATATCTTGAACCATTTTGAGGATCAAACAT